TCACTCGTCGAATGAACCGCGGACGTATCAAATCAATCAATGACGGTTGTTTTGTGTCGGGCGCTCCGTTTGGTTATCGAAATGCCATAATAAATAAAAAGCACACGTTGGAAGTATATGAACCGGAGGCGAAATATGTTCGTATGATATTTGATATGTATGTAAATCAAAGTATGGGTATTACTTCAATAAGCCGTCAGCTTGCAAATTTGGGTGTCTTGAGCAAGAAAAATACACCGCTCCACCCCACCACAATCGCCCGTATGCTCCGAAATCATACTTACATAGGTAAGATAGTGTGGAACAAATCAAAGTCTGTTAAAGGCAAAAATACGCAAGAAAAAACGAGTAAAGATGATTGGTTATATGTTCCCGGACTGCACGAGCCGATAATTGACGAGGACACGTTCAGCAAAGCACAAGATATTATAAATCTGAAATACAAACCGCCTATGCGTACAGGCACGTTGCAAAATCCGTTTGCAGGACTTTTAAAGTGTGCTAATTGCGGTCGGGCAATAGTTATCAATACTTCTAACGAAACTGTTGAAAAATACCGTCTTTGTTGCCGTACACTCGGTTGTAATAAGGCATCTGCATTGAGCATTGTAGAAGATAAAGTATTTGAAGTGCTTACAAAGGAATTTAAAGATATTGAATTGTCTTTGAAAAATATCCGTCAATCGCATAATAAAGATAAACTTTCCTGCCTTGATACAATAGCCACTTTGGAAACAGAATTAAAAAAACTTGATAAACAACAACTCCGTCTGTATGACTTGCTCGAACAGGAAGTCTATACAAAAGAACTTTTCCTTGAACGCAATAACGCAATTTCAGATAGAAGAAAAAAAATTAATGCCACGATATCACAGGAACGTGAAAAATTTAAACTTGTGGATACATCTTCCGTCGAAGAACGACTTCCCCTTTTGCGTGAACTTCTCACTAATTACCACTCTCTTTCAGCCGCCGAAAAAAATTCCATTCTTAAAAATTTCGTAAAAAAAATTGAATATAAACGTGAAAAATCCGCTCCCGAGGGCGATATTTTCTTGAAAATCTATTATAAATAACTTTTTATCCACCTTATGTATCTTGTTGCCATAGTTGTCGCCATAGCAATCCATAATATTCCGGAAGGAATTGCTACGTCTGTACCGATATACTACTCAACAGGCAGCAGAAAAAGAGCATTTATAGTATCGTTTTTTTCGGGTATTACGGAACCTTTAGGTGCTATAATCGGTTATTTAATTTTACGTCCGTTTTTCAACGATGTCGTATTCGGTATTTTATTCGGAATAATTGCCGGAATTATGGTATTTATTTCAATAGAAGAACTTTTACCGATGGCACGTGAATATGAAAAAAGCAAAGTCACTATTATAGGCGTCATACTCGGTATGGCAATAATAG